ATATACCTGCAAGTACGAATTATCTAAAACCTGTATGGGGGTGTGATGAAAGGCTTTCTAGGAAAAGAAGGGTTTGTGTGGTGGCACGGTGTGGTGGAAGACACTTCCGATCCGCTATATCTTGGTCGGTGCAGAGTTCGTATATTTGGATTTCATGTCAAGGACAAATCTGAACTTCCTACTGTAGACTTACCTTGGGCATATCCAGTTCAACCACTTACTTCTGCTGCTCTTTCTGGAATAGGTCAGTCGCCCACTGGTTTGCTTGTTGGTTCGCACGTGTTTGGATTCTTTAGAGATGGAGAGGAAGGACAAGATCCCATTATGTTGGGATCATTTGGCGGCATTCCGCAAACTTCAAGCGTAACTTCTGAAGGCTTTCAAGATCCTAGTGGAAAGTACCCTGCAACAAATACAAATGTGACAGCAGGACTTCATCCTGTGGGTGTATCAGTAGTTGGTGAACAGGACACGAACAGACTGGCAAGAAACAACGACTCTACTCAAATGCAGCAGACTGTGGTTGCACAGAAAACGGCTACTGTAAAGAAGGATGTACAGAACAATCCTGACATGAAAGCCAAGTCTTCTTGGTCGGAGCCGACAACTCCTTACGCAGCACAGTACCCAAAGAACCATGTGAGTTTCAGTGAAAGCGGTCACGTGCAAGAGGTGGATGATACGCCTGGAGCAGAGCGGATTCACGAGTATCACGAATCAGGAACATTCACCGAAGTGGGCAACGGGTGGCAAAACAATCCTGATGGAACCCGAGTTCAGCGAGTGGTTGGTGATGACTACGAGATTGTGTACGGCAACAAAAAGATCCATATTGCAGGTGGTGCAGGCGTTGACTTGGTGGTGGAAGGCGGTATGAACATTACCATTGGTGGTGCTGTAAACATTCAAATCAACGGTAGCGCGGATATTCTTGCAAACTCTAATGTGAATCTCCAAGTAGAGGGTGACCTAAAGGCGTCCGCAAAAACTATGGAGTTCTACACAGACGGAGACATAGGCTTCTCTGGTAGGACTATTTCGTTTATGACTGACTCTGCGGTGATGGTCATGCAGCAGAGCAAGCGTATTGAAGTAAACTCGGGCGAACCAGTAGTCAAACCCAAGCGTGTGGATTTGAGGTAATCCATGACAGGTGGCATGAACTACAAAGGAGTCCATCGCAAGTACGCCGAAGGGTCTTCGGAGTATGTTACATATCACTACGGAGATGTGGTAAAGAGAGGAACCAAATTCTATGTGTGTGATATCGACAGCACATACGGATACATTCCTGAAGACCTTGGATCAGGTTTCACTCTTATGTCTCTGACTGTTGATCCTTCTCCAAACGATCTTATTGACGGAGGGGCTTACTAATGCCAGGATTCGGAGTGTGCCGAGCAAACATCGACACCGCAGGAGGACTCATACTGGTTGGCAACCCAACAGTGTTCCTTGACGGCTTTCCTGTGTCTGTGGAGGGAAATCCTGTGGAAGATCACGGCATCAACGAACACGATAACGCAGTGATGATTCAGGGCAATCCCAACTTTGTGATTGGTGGAATTCCCGTGTGTACAATCGCTAGTCAAGCCAGTTGCGGACACCCCCCAACTGGGTCTTCATCTTTTTTTGTAGGGTAATTACATGACGTGTCCATGCAAGCAAAAACTAACTGACGGTGAAAAGAGTATTCTTACCTTTGGGTTGAATGATTTCCAAAACCTACTCAACAAGCCCAACGAAACCGCGATTGCCGCAGCCAGTGGACTGTTGGGAAAAAACTCATCTCGTGTGGCTGGTTTGATTGCGGCTAACGGTACTGCAACGGGTTCACTATATGCTTTATTGCCTTCTTTGCAAGCCGCGCAAACAAAGTTTACCGCAGTAGGGTCAGCCATCAGCAAGTTTGACGCAGAGTGTGCAAAGTACAAAGACCCCAAACAGTTGGCACGAATGATCAGTAGTCTCAATCTTTACGGACAGTTCCAGTGCGCTCTTGGGATTGAAGGCGTTGATATTGCTGTGGGTATGAACATGATTCAAGACGACGGTAAACTGTCTATTAATGCTCTGCTAGCAGCACAGATTGATATGGAAGCACTCTTGAATCAATTAGATTCTGGATCTGGAACCTCATTGGTAAATGGTATTTCTGCTTTTCAAGCGGGCGTGGATGGAATTTTTCAAAAGATAGACGCAGCCAATGCTGCTGTTAACGGTGCGGTTGACGCGGCAACTGCTAAACTTGCTGAAGCCTTGTCGTTCATAGACAAGGTTACATCCATAAATCTGATGACGAACATAATTTCTGAAAGTGACGATCCATGCAATCAATTGAGTGTAGACAGTACAGTTAATTTGGTGAATCCTCAATTTACAAATACAGTTCGATCTGCACTTTCAAGTACAGGAGGCACTAGTTTCAGATGAACGAAATTACCGAATTTCTTAAATCAGCAACAGATATCGCTTTGGTGGGAGGCGAGTTTTTGGGCGTGCTGTTCATGGGAATAGGTATTGGTATTGCAGGAGTGATCCGTAAGCGCAAGCAGATAGAAAAGAAAAAAGAAGAAGCCGCCAAAGTAGAAGAGACTCATGCTGTGATCCGCCATACCCGAGTACACGAACACCTCACGGAACTGCGTGTCACTGTGCGTGCGTCCCGTTGCTTGGTATTTCAGTTTCATAATGGGGGAAAGTTTGCAGATGGCAGTTCTATTAAGCGTGTATCTGTTACCCATGAGTCGTGTGCAAATGGTGTAAAAAGCATGATGATTGAGTCGCAAGACGTTCTTCTGAACCGATACATTGAGGTGGTTCGTGTTTTGGACCAGTCACCCGACCGAATTATTCGCGTGGAGTCTCTTCCCGAGTCCGCATTTCGTTCAAGTTTTGAGATAAATAACGTGCTGTTCTTTACTGTTAGCCCGTTGCGGTGCATGGACGGGGTAACACCTTTGGGATTTGTGTGCTGTCAGTGGTGTTCTACTGACGGTTTGGATCAAATTGAGAAGGACGGCATTTCGGAACATTCGGTTGAACAGGTGATAGAAAGCAGCAGCAAAACCATAAACGCTCACCTGACGAACCAAAGGGAGACTTGACGAATGGCAGTTAGACTGATCAACACGAACAGCAGTACTCCTTCGTACTCCGATGTGGAGATTGGTTTTTCGCGTAATCCTAAAACAGGCGACTTACTAACCGTAACAAACTCTGCTGCGGTGAGACAGTCTATTCGTAGCCTTATAAGTACATCATTCGGAGAGCGGTTGTTTCAGTCCAGGATTGGTGGATCGTTGAGAAACTTGTTGTTTGAACCGATTGATGAAATTACTGCGTTGGAAATACGAGATCGTCTAATTGAGACGCTGCGTAAGCACGAGCCAAGGATAGGAACATTATTTGTGGACGTTAGTTCAGATGCAGACGGAAACAGTTATACGGTAAATGTAGAGTACGGAATGAGAGAGGTGAACGAATCTCAAAAGATAACAGTCACCCTTGAAAGGATACGGTAACCGATGGCTACTAGAAGCGACAGTTTCAATCTGCTTGGATTGGATTTCCAAGACGCAAAGGCGTCTCTGAAATCGTATCTGTCGTCCCAAGCAACACTCAAAGACTACAACTTTGATGGCTCGGTGTTGAGCACTATATTAGATGTACTTGCGTACAACACCCACTACCAAGCCTTCTACGCAAACATGGTGGCAAATGAAGCGTTCTTGGATTCTGCTGCTTTGCGTAGTTCTGTGGTGTCTCATGCAAAAACACTAGGATATGTTCCTTCTTCTATCAGAGCAGCAAAAGCGGTGCTGAACATTCCTGCTTCGGCGGCAAGTGACAACACTTATTTGTCCCGAGGAACTGAATTTGTTGGTGTTGTGGGAGATGGAACTCAATACCGTTTCTCTTTGTTGGATACTGTCTACGCAAATGGAGAAACCGAAACCTTTGAAGATGTTCAAATCTATGAGGGTACGCTTCGTCGTATAAGTTACATTTACGATAGCAACCGTAAAAACGGAACTCTTCTAACAATTCCAAACAACAAAGCAGACACTTCTACTTTACGGGTTCGTGTTCAGGCTTCTCCGACAGACAGCACTGGTTCTACCGATGTGTGGTCGTACAGTACAAACTACATTAATCTCACTACTACATCAAAAGTCTTCTTCCTTCAAGAAAAGGAATTAGGTGTATATGAAGTGTTTTTTGGTGACAATTTTTTGGGTGCAAAACCAACAGACGGTAGTTTAGTAACCATTGAATATTTAGAAACAAACGGAGAAGCAGCAAACGGCATTTCGTCTTTTAGCAGTGCTATTAGTGGTTTGGGAACAGTTGAAACTGTTAGTGCGTCTTCGGGTGGAGCCAGTCCCGAATCTTTTAGTCGTATCAAGTTTCTTGCTCCGCGATTTTACCAATCACAGTCACGAGCAGTAACGGAGTCGGACTATATCGCCAAGGTGTATAAAGAGTATCCAAACACTGACTCTGTGATTGTATACGGTGGAGAAACAATTACTCCTCCTCAATACGGAAAAGTGTTTATAGCAGTCAAGCCTGTTTCTGGAAACGTGTTGAGTACGGACGACAAGACTAGTCTAGTTAATACTCTAAAAGAAACCTCTAGTGTTGTTAGCATTACACCAGTTATAGTAGATCCTGATTACTTTGATGTGATTGTGAACTCTTTGATCACATTCGATCCTTCTAGGACTACTTTGCAAATTGGTACATTGAAAGCCTTTGTAGTGTCGTATGTATTCAATTACTCTTCTACTAGTCTTGAGAGTTTTGGGTCTAACTTGTATCTGTCTAAATTGACCCAGGGCATAAACAATCTGGACACTTCTATCTTGGGCAATCAAACATCTCTGCGTCTTCGTAAGAGTGTTCCAGTAGCAACTATTGCTGCTTTCCGAGGACTGGAAATTGATTTCAAGAATCCATTGTACAGCCCCCATGAAGGGCACACACCAGACTTTTCACCAAATGACACCAGTGAGTCTGTTGTTACATCAAGCACTTTCTCTCACATGAATATGGACAATACTATGGTGTCTAATGTACTTGTGAGTGATGATGGAAGAGGAAATCTAAATCTCATTAAATTTGATGATGTGGGTATGATGAAAATGGTAATGATGAAAATTGGGACTGTTAACTACGACAAGGGATTGGTTACATTGAGTGGTAAGTTCCGTCCAGTTACAAACACCAATTTCTTTAGTATAACAGTTAAACCAAAAAACCAAGACTTGTTTGTGTTTGAAAATAAGATTCTACGGGTGTCTCGTGGTTACTACGATTCGGTTACTGTTTCTTTGACCACACAAACCGCTCGCAAGAGCATGATACGAGGGTGAAATGCCTGACATCAAAAGTATTATTCTGAACAGCGCAGAAGAAACACTCGAAAAGGCGATTGCCCCTTTTATTGAGGAGCAATTTCCTGCTTTCGTTCGCACAGATTACAGAAAACTGGTTCTTTTCATTAAGTCTTATTACGAGTGGATGGACTTGGTTGGAAATCCTGGATACGTTAATCAGCATCTTGATGCAGTATACGACGCGGATAAAAATTTAGAGCAGTTCTTTTCCCATTTCAAGAGTACTTACTTGGATGGGTTCCCAAAAGAATTTGCTACAAATACATCAGGAAACAAACCAAACAAAAAGACCTTACTGAAAAAGATTCGTGACTTTTACGGCAACAAAGGCACAGAGAGTTCTTATAAATTCCTGTTTCGTGTGCTGTATGACAGTGATCTGGAGTTGTACTACCCCAAGTCAGACATTTTAAAAACTTCTGACGGTCGGTGGATTGAGCCTGTCTCTATAAAAACCAGTAGTTTCAACGGCTCAAACCTGTTCTCTGCAAAAGGTGGACAAATAATTCAGATTAATGGAACGGGAGAGGTTCGTGGTTCTGCGGACATCGACTCCGTTGTTCAGTATACGCAGTATGGAATTGCAATCACGGAACTATTTTTAAATAATCTTGTTGGAACTTTTTTGCCCAACGAAGAGGTGAGAATTACCACTATATCTGGACAGGAATATAGAGAAACCCCCTACTCTGTGCTCGGTGATTTCTATATCGAAGTTCCTGGAGAGGGCTATAGGATAGGTGATATTGTAAGTGTATCTGCCATCGCGTCTAAAATTTATGTTAATAGTCAACAAGGTTTTGGAGCAGAGGCTGGAACAGAGCCTGA